CTCATTGGTTCAGAAGTGTTTGGGTCGGCAAGGATCTCCTTGTCTTTTTGAATGTGGTCTTCGATTGATTTCATTTGTTTAATTTGATCCTACATTTGTATTTATTCATTATAACTTATTTTACTCCATCATGCCAGTATTCTCAGCAACTCTTCCTATTGAGTCACGGACTAAACCTAACTTTGTTGACCCCTTATTATTTGAAACACGATGCGTGACTGCGAATATAAGGTATTTTCCACTCACCGTTTTATCAATACCATCTCCTGCTGTATTATCCTTTAATGATCTAGTGTCAACTCTAACAGTTTCACCTACATGAAGATTGAAATCTGTTGGAATTACAATCTCCATTGTTGCACAATCTAACTGATTAAATCTACGAATCGATTGGTTTAATATTTTTTCAATTTCAAAAGTCTCCTCTTCATTCTTATCAATTTGTTGTTTCACATCACCTGAAGGTAAAGTTCCTGTGTCCTTTATCATATAAGTTGTTCTTGTTGTTTCTTGTGTAAACTTTTTATTTAAAACTGGTAGATTTTTTCCTGCGAGTGTTGTGCCACTCTTTGTTTCCTCTGCGTCCTGATCAATGACTTGATAAAAGCAGTTGAAAGGATCAAAAACTATCAGTTTTGTATTGTAAGCACCAGCACGTAGTTTATTATTAGCCGTAATATTTAAATTTGATGAAAATTTTGCCACAATCGCATCATACTTTTGAGATGCATCGTTTGCCACTCCAGTAAAAGCATATTTTCTTTTAGTTTTTTGTGCAAATAAACTGTCAATTGATTTAAAATGGTATCCATCTGATGTTTGATAAAAAGCAAATCCTGCGGTATCACCCATCTTTCCATTTGCAACTGGTATACATTTTTTTTGTAACCACCTTATTATATAAAATGCTTTTCTTTTATTACCGATAAAATTTAAATTGTTTGCAGTGATTTCTAAATTTTCCTCTTTTATCTTAGATTTTAAATTGTTTTCTATAATACTTTTTACATGATCAGATATTTTTCCATCATACCTTTGATTCACTGCGGATGAATACATTTCATTTCTTATAAACTCCTCCGAAGTTAGTGTCAATAATATATTTTCTTTTTGCTGATCCTTTAATATTGGTGTAACTTTATTGACATTCAAATTAATCTTTAATTTTCTCTCTCTCGCATCTTGCATTTCAAATTCAAAATTTTCAGTTGTCTGTAAGGGTAGTGCTTCGGATAAAGATTTACCATCTAAAGTATTTCCACTATCAGAAAAAACAAATGAGACCTCAACGGTGTCTCTAAACATATGTTCCTTATACTCAACTACATCACTCGCTCTCAAGTCAACAGTCCTTGATTCATCATTATTTGATGTAATGATTGCCTTGTTTATTTTTATGTTTATTGATTCAAATTCTTTTGAACCATCAGTTTGATTTGCCATTATGCTCTCATATACCTACTTTGAGTGACAATCGACAAGAAGTTACCATCATTACTTTTTTTATTTACCATTAAGATTTGTTGTTCTTCACTGTTCTCTGTTGGCATCATCACTGGTAGTAAAATTGTTTTTGTCTTTCCGTTTTTCTTTGGTAACTTAGCCATCAATGCTTCAATCGCTGCCTTTCCAGATTCTCTATTCGCTGCCTCCAATGCACCGGGGGCGAATTGTTTAAATGCCTCAGTGGTATTACTATCAAAGATATATTCATTACCACCTTTATTTAAAGCTATCTCATTCTTTAGAAAATCACCACCTAAATCTTTTACTGTTACAGATTTTACAGATCCACTTAATCCAGCCCTTGCAATATCACTTTTTGATAATTGGGTTCTACTTGCTTGTTTATTATACGGGCCATAGTTCGCCCTTCTTTCAAAGAAATCATAAGTTACTGCTCCTAGTATATCTCCACCTATACCTCCAACGACTGCACCAACTATTGTTCCAACAGGGCCAAGTAATGATCCTAATATACCACCGATGATCGATCCAATTATACTACCAATTGTTTTAAATCCTGCTCTCGCTGGTATTTCTCCGAACACATATATGTCCAATAGAAGCACTGCTAAATCTCCTAATAATGGAACGGCACCTAGAGATTGTCTGATAACATTTTTTGAAACAAATCCAAGTGATCTCAATGCTGTTCTACCAGCGACAGTTTTACTTGCATCAAGAAGAGTATCAGCAGCTACTTTAGCAGTTCTAGATCTCTTTGCAAAGAAAGCTCCTGTGGTGGGATCAATAGTTCTCCCTCTTGGATTAACTTGAAAAGTCGGTGCTCCAGTAAACGGATCAGCACCGGTGGCAGATCCCTTTCCAATCGTCTGTGAAAATCTAAAATCTGCTGCTGTTTTTGGCCCAATCTGACCACCCTGTACTCCAAATGCGCCAAAACGCTGTGTATCTATTAATTGATTAGTAGGTTTGACAGGTTTGAATATGTCACCTTGAGGGGCACCAAATCCCTCACTCGGATCAAATCCATATTGATCAGCAAAAAATCTCATGAATTCAGAGTCACTTTGTTTTAGAAGAGATTGTTGCATGCTAACAGGAATGTTTAATCCAAGTTCTCTATTTAATTTTTTAATTAATGATAATCTTCTTGCCTTATCAACACCACCTTTTATAAAGAGGGGATCATCAGGTAACAATGGTCTAGATCCACTTATGCCTCCAAGAGGTGGGCCAATTCGACCACCCGGCACACCGAAAGGAGCTTCTGGAGTAGAGGTACTCACTCTTCCTCCAAATTTTCCAAGTTCAGGATCTAATCCCAATTCTTGAATAAAATTATTGGTTGATTTTTTATATGCTTTTGATATATTTCTACCTGCTCCACCTACTATGGTCTCTGATCCCCTCTCAACAGTCTTTACTGACTCATTTTTTACTGAAACTGCTACTTCTTTTATCAAATTTTTCGTATAATTTTTTGTTATTTTTCTTCCTTGTCTAAATGAACCCATGCCCTCCACTGTCTCGGCAACTGCTGACTCCTTCATTGCTTTCTTCACAGCATTGGCTTGCACGGGTGTCATCAATCTTTGTGACCTTGCAGCATTGACTACCTGTGTTACTTTTCTTGCGCCAAGTCCTTGAAATATAGCCGCTATGGTAGCGTTAGCAACCATGACACCAGCTAATAATTGAAGATCATTTCCTACACGCTCTATTCTACTCGGTAATTGGTCAAGGTCTTTTTTATTTTTCTTACTAACATCCTTTAAATTATCAGAACCAACCTTGACTTTATCAACCAAGGCTCCAACAAGTCGCCCAAGAACTGTGAACAATTTAAGAAAAGGAGATGCGATTGCTCGCAAAGCTCTTCCAATTGTTTTAAAGATAGGTAAAGATTTCATCACGATAAATCCAATGCCACCTATCAAACCCACAAATAATGTTGTGAAGAGACCACCTCTCTTTTGTTTTTGAGGTTCTTGCGAAAAAGTTATTCTGGGATTGTCATCCTCTACATCTTTTTCAAGTTCATCCTCTCTCTGTCTTCTTCTTAATTGTTCTGCCTGTCTATTTAAAATACCCTGTCTTACTTTCGATAAAACTAATTTTTCTTTTAAAAGAGAATCAATCTTTTTAACATCTTTTTTAATTATCTTGATGTTAGTGACAGTCTTTTCAGATAAAATAGATTTATCTGTTGTTTCTCTAGATAAAAGTTTATTCGTATTAATCATCATCCTAAACCAAGAACTGCTAATACTTTAGGATCAGGTTGTGCTAAATCACCCTCAATGATATCATTATTTTCTGCACCCGAATTTGCACCTGCAGTGAACAAATTAATATTATCTCCTACTTTAGATACATCAACATTTGTTGTTGTATCATCTTCATCTGGATAGTCAGATGGAATGATAGGATCATTTACTGGTTTTATTCTATTAAATAAATTTTTTATATCTCCAGAATCTTTTATTGGGGAGTTCTCTATAACATTATTAAGTCCACCCATAATTATGGTCGGATCTATTTCATTAAATTTTTCAAATGTTTTTTGGATTTTTGAAGTATCTAAGTTTCTTCCAAGTCTATCACTAACTATACTCATTATATCAATCGGAACGCTCTTCGCTTCACTTTTATCTAATTTAAATTTTTCAGCAGTCTCTTTCAATTTAATTGGATTGAAATTTTTTAACTCTGTTCCCACAGAACTATTTTCTAAATCCATCATTTTATTTTGTATTCCAGAGACAATATTAAACAGATCACCAAATCCACTAGGAACTTGACCAGCCTCATTAAAATATAATCTGTTGTTGTTTATTCTTGGTTTATTTTTTTTACCTACGTTTTCATTTAATCTTAATAAATTAGAAGCACCGTATTTTTCAACAGCAGGTTTACTAATCACAACCTCACCGGGTGTTAACATCGCGGGAACTGTGTCCTGATTACCTGCTCCGGGAACTAATCCACCCTTGTTAAACATAAAGGTATTGTAATATTTTATTTTTGGTGTGTTACCAAAAAGTGTTGATCCAAGAGGAGCTCCAGAAAAATTCTTCGTGACTCCTACCTTTCCCCCAACATTAGCTCCTTTCATTGCCATGCCTCTCATACCAAGGCCTCTTCCTATTATACCTCCTCCAATATTCAGTCCTGTCGCTAAACGAAGTATTCCACTTATACCTAAAAGTTTTGCAGAAAAAAGACCAAGTGCAGTAACTCCAGCTCCAAGTGCTAAAAGAATTAAATTAAAATTATTTTCAATAAAATTTGCGATACCAATAACAATATTAATGTTTTTTGGATTGGATAAAAATTGTAAAAATTTAACTATAAATCTTCCAAAAAATAAAGTCACGAAGAATTGTACTATCCTCATGAAAAAATTCTTAACTGGTGCTACAACTCTATCTGTTACTGACTGAACAAAAGATTTTAATTTTCTTGATGATTTTTCTAAAAGATTTTCCCTTTTTCTTCTTTTCTGATTCTCTTGTTGTAGTCTTAATTTTCTAAAAGTCTCTACCTCGAATTTTTCTTGTGCTTCAAGTGTCTCTACTATTGATGAGAGTGTTTTTTTAATATCAATAATATCATTTTCAATAGTTCTGACAGGTGATTTTTCTGTAAGAGACTTGATCATCTCTCCAGTTGCGATCTGTTGTGCCTGTATTATATTTTTTAATATTGTTATTTTCCTTGCGTTTATTTCTATTCTCTTTTCTAAATTATCATTACCTAAGAACTTTGACGCAGAAACTCTTCTCGTGGTTCCCCGGATGGGCTGACCAAACGCTCGCATTTTATTGCGAAAATTTTCAAATACTGGATTAGTTTCATCCATTAGCTCTTCGCTGTTGCTCCTTTAGTCTTTCCTCTTCGAGGTGTGCTTGTAATAAACCAACATAGATGTCTCGTTCCCAAGGCATCATATTTTCAATTTCAGTCAAACTATATTTATGGTACTGCATCAGGGCAAAATTTAATCTGAAGTAGTTCTCCAGATTCATATGCACCATCGCTAGGCGAAAAAAGATGCTAAACCCTCAAGCACCACATCACTCTCAACTTTTGTATTTGGATTTAAAACCTTCACGGTATGTGATAGTTTTGGCATTGATTCAAAAAACTTTTCAATCTGTTTAAACTGAGTTGAATTCATTGAATCTAAAAAATCATTTAGTTCTTTCTTTGTACAGTCTGCAGCAACCCAAACTTCATCCTCAGAATATATTTTGTCAATACATGATCCAATTAAATCAAAAGATTGTTCCATCGGATTTTTAGTGGTATCGTTTGGATCAAAATTTGCTTTAATAAATTCATTCAATGATGGATATTTCAACTGCATGATTAAAGAATCATCAATTTTAATTTCATTAGAATGATCCTCAGATTTTTGAACCTTTATATCATCTAAGTTGATATTAACATTCACTTCAGTTTTATTGTCATCAGGGCACATGAGTTTAACTTCAATATCCTCTCCGACAGATTTGCCTCGTATATTTAAAAACAAATATTCAATATCAAAAGTAGGAAGTGTTTCAACTTTCACTCCTTTTGTTTGAACACAAGCACGTATTACAGCTTTGATGGCATTTGTAATTTGTTTCGTGTCTTCACTTTCTAAAGCAATAACTAGAAGTTTTTCCTCCTTAACTAAGAAAGGTCTATATTTTATTGTTTCACCAGTTGATGGCAATTCAAGTTCATAACTAGGGGTGGTAATTTTAGGTAATGGCATAACTATTCAATTCAGTAAGTTTATTTATCAGGCAAGATCGAGTGGAATATTACCGTTGATAATATTATTATTTTTAATAAAGAAATTAGGTAATCCTCTAGTCCTACTATCCATGATAATGTTTGTAGTAAACTCAGAGAATGATTCGGCATTAGCAGGTGATCCAAAGAATGAATCATCAAAGTCTCTTCCAACATCATCAGTTGCTGGTAAGAAATTACTCACTTTACCTTCAGCACCTTGAGTGACAAAATATCTAGAGTATGCCATACCAACACTACATCTCAGAAGTTGAGATGAATTATAACTAACTGGCATACTGTTTATTGCTAATGGAAAAACATTTACAAATTTATATGTCATAATTTTTGTTCTACCAACTCCCCCAAAATCAAGATTTTTTTCAAACTTTGTAAGTTCAAGACTACCTTTGTAATCATCTGGAAATTTCATTGTGTGACTAAAAGTTGGTCTATCAACACTGCTACCTTCATCATCTGCAAGACGAGATCCAGTTATAAAATTCAACCATGATTCAAAATATCTGATTGGTAAATATTGTTCTGCATCAACATAAAAAGTCAAAGTGATTACATCGTCAAATTGTCTACGGTAAGCATGTCTTTCTCTCACTCCCGGAAAATTATTTCTTATCTCTTGTGTCAATAATCTAGATCCGGGCAATGCAGTCTGTGAGACTAATAAATTTAACTTTGCCTGTTGATCTCCATTAAATTTTAGTGCGATTTCATCTTGAAACTTTTTTAGAAGATTAGATCTATTGGTTGGTAGACCTATGCTTGCTAAAAAATGAGATGTTGTTGCAGGATTTAGTAAATCTTTTTTTATCTGAGCTATCGATTTACCTTCTGGTTTTATATCGGCCATTTATAAATATTATAACCTGTATATTATGTAGGTAAATTATGGGAGAGAGCATTAAAAGCAAATATACTCCAATATATCCAAGCAAGTATCAAGGCAACACTAAACATATAATATGTCGTAGTAGTTGGGAGAGAAAGTTTTGTCAATGGTGTGATATGAATAATAGTATCATCTCATGGGCATCTGAGGAGTTTAGTATACCATATGTTTCACCAAAAGATAATCGTGTTCATAAGTATTATCCAGATTATCTCATAAAAGTAAAAGAAAAAAATGATATGATAAAAACTTATGTGGTTGAAGTAAAACCTTACAAACAAACACTACCTCCTAAAACTCCAAAAAGGAAAACAAAATCATATCTTACTGAGTGTGTTACCTATGCAGTCAATCAGGCTAAATGGAAAGCAGCAAAAGAATTTTGCGAAGATCATCGTATTGAATTTAAAGTAGTCACAGAGAAAGAACTTGGAATCAGATGAGCAGACTCGAAGGAAATAGTATAAACAATCCAACGAATGATCAAGAGGATATGATGTTGGAGATCATGTCTTTATTAAATGATACTGTGACACCAGTTCCTGATGTTGGAAACTTTTATACCTTTGTATATAATCCAAAGACACCAAACATCACTTATGATCAACACCCATTAATAGCTTGCACTGATATATTTGGATGGGGTTTCCGTGGTCTTAATTTTCATTGGAGAAAATATCGTAACTATACATGGAATGAATTAGCGGGACAATTGTACATAGTCCAACCAGATGAACTTGATGACCTCCTCGCAATTCCGTATGCTAAGTTCCTAAATAACTAAAAAGGGTCGATATGGCAGTAGCAAATTTTAGTGAAGATTCGGTAGAACAGCGTAAAATGAATGAGGAACTTGCAAAAGAAGAAAGAACAAATGAATATAACGATGGTGTTGCCAACGATACATTCTATCCATCTGGTAATGAACAGGTAGATGCATCAAATTTGAATTTAGCTAGTGATGGTTTTCCTCTACAAGTTGGAGATGAATATAGTGCAAATAATGAAGCTTATATCAACGGTAGAACAAATAAATTTCAAGATTTTAACTCAAATAAGGAGTATGGAAATAGAGCTATAAGAATTCAACCCGGATTTAAGGCGAGAGGGGATAATGACGACAGTGGACTTATCGGAAGAGGAGGAACAAGACAATATTACACAGGAGTTGATAAAGAAACAGGTATCATCAGTGTTTATCGTTCAAGTTCGACTTTACAAGATGATCCAATAGGTTATTATGATAAAGAAGGAGTATTTCACGCACTTGAAGGTAGAAATGGTGAAACATTTGCAACTGATACTGAACTTGCATATTTTAGTGGCGAAGAAGTAATTGATAGGAATGGTAAAGTATTAAAAAATGGAGATGAATTTGTTATAAATGAGGCACTTAAACAAGCGGAAGACGAATATAGGAGAGACTTGGCAAATGGAGATGCTCCACCTCCAGATGTTGGCCCTTACGAACTATACACTGGAATACCTTACGAGGACTCAGCAGCGTTTAAACTAGAAGAAGAAGCAGCTTCTCAATTAACCGATGTATTAGATGGTGGTGGCATAGATATGAACGCGAGAAAAAAATATAGAACAGATTTAGAATTTCCAACAGGCATTACTGATTTTTTACAAGATAAACTCAAGATAACTGTGATGAAGTTTGAACCTGCAGAGATAGGAGGGGGAGGTGAAATTGATATAAATGCAGCAGGAGAAATTTTGACTAACAATTTAGGCACACCTGTCACAGCGTTCATGCAAACAAGGAGAAGTAGTTCAAACTTAATGAACTTACAAGATGGCGTGAGTCCTTTTGTTGGAAAAAGAAAAGCATTTGCTGATAGAGATATATTAGGATCAGTTGTGTTACCGATCCCAGATGGTGTAACCGACTTTAATGCTGTTCAATATGCAGATGGGAATATGAACCCTGCTCAAATGGCAGCATCAAATCTAGCACTTAAAACACTATTAGAAGGTGGTGGAGAAGGTGGAACTGCTGCGGCTGACATTTTTAAAACAGCAGCAGAGAGTGGTGATTTACCATTAGCGTTAAGCACAGCACTCACCGCATCAGCTGTTGGAACTGACGCAGATCGTCTATTAGCAAGAACAAGAGGAAAAATTTTCAACAATAATTTACAACTCCTTTTTTCCGGGCCAACATTGAGACCATTTAATTTTCAATATGATATATCACCAAGAAATCAAAAAGAAGCAGATGATGTAAAAAAAATCATCAGAATGTTTAAACAATCAATGGCAGTGCAAAGAGATGATGTTGGTATCTTTTTAGGTTCCCCGAATACATATCGACTTGAATTTCTTGATGCCATTCTTGATACACATCCGTATTTACCAATTATTAAGGAATGTGCATTGCTTAATTTTAGTGTTAATTATATGCCAACTAATAGTTATATGACTTATGATGATTCATCAATGGTAGTATATAGATTAAACTTTTCTTTTAAAGAACTTGATCCTATTTACAATGATGATTATGGTAATCTTGACGGATCAGACTCTGCTGACATGGAGATAGGTTTCTAAAATGGCAAATCCTTACTTTCGCAATATTCCAAATTTTGCATACATCAATCGTGATAATAACAGGGAGAGTGATACCTACTCCTCTGTAAAAAATTTATTTAAGAGAGCAAAATTAAGAGATGATATTTTTGAGAATCTTGCTTTTTTCCAAAAATATATTGTAAAGGGTGATGATAGACCAGATAATGTCGCTGATGAAATTTACAAAGATCCACTATTAGATTGGGTTGTCCTTCTTTCAAATAATATAATTAATGTTCAAAGTGAGTGGCCTTTATCACAAGCGGATTTCAATACATACTTAACTGAAAAATATGATAATGAAACAACTCTTTATTCGGGTATTCATCACTATGAAGCTAATGAAGTAAAAACAAGTGATAACAGAATTATTATCGCATCAGGAACAAAAGTGAGTGTAGGGCAAAGTGTAAGTTACTTTGATTATGGTAAACAAGATCAAGTGACGGTAACTGATATTGCATTACCTATAACAAACTATATTTACGAGGAAAATTTAAACAACAAAAAGAGAGAAATATATTTATTGAAACCAATGTATTTGAGTATTGTGTTTGATGATTTAGAAAATATCATGACATATAAAGAAGGTTCCACCCAGTTTGTGAGTGAAACCTTAGTAAAAGGAGATGATATTCGTTTATTTGAATAATTAACTATCTGCTAACTTTTGAAAGTAAGATAGTGCATCATCTTCATCAGAATCAACAGTGGTAGTTGCTGCAGGAGTTGCTACTGCTTGAGTAACTACCTTTTCTGCAACATCAAGACCTTCACTTTCACTCTCTAACTCCTCATCAGGAATATAACGATTGACTGGCTTTTTGCCAAGAACATACTTCAAACGCTTCTCAAGATCATCATATGACTTGAACTGGTCTGGAGCAGTGAT